ATATAAGTGGGACGGTGCTCAATGGCTCAAAGCTTTTGAAGGTGAGTATCTGCCAGGAGAGTGGAACTTCAAGACTGTGGGTGGATAAGTATCTGCATGCAACAGCGTGCCGGATTATTATTTTTAGCTAAAACCACAGGTCGTATCCTACTGATCTTAGATACAGATCGATGGACTGTGCCTACCTTTCAACGCAGCAGTAGTCTCTTAGAAGATGCAGATGCATTGTTAACTCAATACGCTCAGGGGCGCATAGTGCCTATAGAACTGTATCTGTCGGAAGATCGTGGGTTTGAGTATGGCACATATGTGTGCGTGGTCGATCAGGAGTTTTTGACTCTGGCATCAAAGACCATATGCTGGGCAGATTTAGATTGCCTGCCCAAACAACTGCACTCAGGACTGCGTACCACATTAAATAATCAAGTAATACGTGTGAAAATAGAAACCATATTGGAGTTGGAACATGCTAGAACTAATTAAATCACAAAAGTTTCAAGAAGATTATAATAGATATCAATCTGTAATATTAACAATGCCTGACGGAAATTTAAAACAAGAAGTGACTCAGTTACTGAACAATCTTGTATTCGAGATTAAAAAATTGGATCACCGACACATGGAAATGATAAATTCAAAACAAATGGCTTCTGTGGGAGCTGAAATAAAACAAGATATCACCACTATCCGAAAGCAGTTAGAACTTAAAATTAAAGACTGGCAAACTAACTAAGTTAAAAACTGTTGAACATGCTCATGGCAAGCGCTGCCTGTATCATCTGACGATTGGTTACCAAATGATTAGAAGCTGTGGCAGGATCAGCTGACACTGTGCCGGTAACCGTGACATTGTAATTAAATGAAGTTTGTCCCACACTATTGATTTGAAACCTTACATTTCCGTCACCATCGGCCACTATTATATTATTGCTGGTACCTGATATGTCAGATCCGGTAGCAGATCCTATAATTACATTCGAATTTCCGGAAGTTAATAGGTTTCCTGCATTATTACCTAATGCAATATTATTGTTGCCAACACTGCCAGACAATGAATTTTGACCCAGTGCTGTGTTATTATTTCCGGTGGTATTTTGAGTCAGCGAACTGTTACCTACAGCGGTATTATTGCTGCCCGATTGTGTTGAATCTAGTGAAAGGGCACCAAGGGCAGTGTTTGCAATTCCTGAAATATTAACTGCAAGAGAGTTATATCCAATCGCGGTGTTGCTGGTGCCGCTGGTTACGGCAGCTAAGGTATTTGCTCCCACAGCTGTGTTGTTTGCGGTTGCCGCATTGCCTCCCCGTCCTACTCTTACAGAGTTGAAATAAGAATCTAATCCAGTTCTAACAGCCTTAGCTGAGGCTAACCCTCCCGAAAGAACCACACTTGCAGCAGTTGTGCTGATGGCATCAGTAACATCAGTAACAGAAACTACGCCAGTGATCGTAACTGGCTCCTGTAGTCTAATAGTGCCCGTGCCGCTGGTGCTTAATATTAGATCTTGATTTAAAACAGTGTTTTCTATGACATTGTTTTGAATAGACACTGCACTAAGTTGTAGGTCATTACCGGTTATACTTGCTGCAGTGAGTAGTCCAGTGATGGTAACTGGCTCCTGTAGTCTAATAGTCCCTGTGCCGTTGATGCTTAATATTAGATCTTGATTTAAAACAGTGTTTTGTATGACATTGTTTTGAATAGACACTGCACTAAGAAGTAGAGAGTTACCAATTAAACTTTGAGATGTGATAATATCCGCAGTAGAAGAAATGTCTCCTTGGATGGTGACTAGTCCTGAAACTGTTAATGATTCACTAGATTCAATGGCTCCTGTTCCGGAAACAGAAAATCCCGGACTACGAAATCCGTTTACTGTTCTTAGTGAATTATATGTTACTGGCATTTTTTATCTCCGTTAAATAGCACTGATGTCTTTGACTGTGATAGTGCCTATCATTCCACCGTGTGCGCTACAAAGATAACCATAAGTACCAAAGGTACCAGCTGGAATTTTCCAATACAACGTGCCACTGGTCTTGCCTTGGGCACTTGTGCCTGTGGTCACTACACCAGCTGTGGTAACATGCACCAAGCCAGTGTTGTAATTTGCACCTGAAAATCTAATCAAGAATGGATGACTGCTCAGTCCCACACTGAGATCAAATGCAATAGTTGTGCCACTGATGGCATAGATTGTGGGATTATCTGTGGTGCCGTACTGATCAAATCTATATGCACTAGAGCCATTGGCCGTGACTGCTAACTGCGTGATAGCTGGAAGATAAATCTTGTCCACGGTCAATGAAGCAGATGAAACATCACTGAGCCCAGTAAATGCTGTGGCACCTGCCGAAGCTGTGTCGTTGATCCAATTTGAGCCATTGTATTTTAATACCTGGCCGTTTGAAGCTGAGGTAATAATTACATCGGTGAGTGCGTCTAAATTAGTAGATCCGCTAGTCGAATCTGTGTCGTTGATCCAATTTGAGCCATTGTATTTTAATACCTGGCCGTTTGCAGCTGAGGTAATAATTACATCGGTGAGTCCGTCTAAATTAGTTACACCTGCCGACACCGTGCTAGTGATTGTCACAGTGTCTGTGCCGGCGTTGGTAGCAATAGAAATACCAGTGCCAGCAACCAACGTCAGTGTGTCGGTTGAAGAATCTGCTACAATATTTGATTGACCTGCTACTGCAATTGTAGTAAAGCTATCAGATACAGACCCCACACCACCAGTAGAGTCTGTACCATTTACCCAATTAGTTCCATCATATTTTAATACTTGATTTGTTGTTGGAGCAGAAACAACAACATCACTTAGACCATCAAGTGTGCTGGCGCCGCCGCCTGCGGCATTGATAGTGATAGCATCGGTGGTAGCGTTTGTGGTAATAGTCACATTGGTGCCTGCTATCAGTGTCAATGTGTCAGTGGCTGAATCAGCTACAACACTAGACTGTCCGGCAACTGCAATGGTTGAAAAATAATTTAAATCACTGAAGTTTGACATAGGTTGCCATGCGCCGCCGTGCGCAAAATACATCCTACCACCATTTTCATGCACATGTGCCACCATGCCGTGCCAAGTTGCTGCACTTACAGCCTGTAATTCTACCAATGTATCAAAATATGCTCGAACATAACTGACAGCACCTGTGGCGGTTACAGTGCCTGTGATGTTGAGATTGGTGCCACTCCAAGTTAAATTGGCGCTGGTATCCTGCACTACACTGCCTGTGGATGCATAATATGCTAATCTACCAGTCGTGCCAGAACTCACACCACTTGCACCGCCACCTCCGCCACCGGTATTTGTGATGGTTATAGAATCTGATCCAGCATCAGTGGTGATTTCAATACCGGGGCCAGCAACTATAGTTAGTGAATCAGACACACTGTCAGCCACAATGTTTGATTGCCCAGACACTTGTATGGTTGAAAAACTGCTTATTGCGGCACCAGCTATGGTAGAACCAGCAGGTAAGATCACAGAACTTCCAGAAGCGGTAATAGCAGCGGCGCCGAGTTGAATAGAACTGCCGCTGAGATATAGATCTCTCCAACGATAGGCCGCACTGCCTAGATCGTGTATCACATCTGCACTGGGAATTAGAGAATTGTTTAGGTTCAATTTTGCAGGAGTAATCAGTCCGTTTGGTATCTGCGATATTCCTATGGTGCCAGATAATTGAGAAAAACTGGTGGCAGCACCGCCTGCTCCGCCGCCGTCATAGCCGCCGCCGCTGCTGCTGTCAACAAATGAAAGTGATTCAGCCAAGCTAAGGGGTTGTATACATTCAGCATAGTTTGCAAAAAATATAATTTTTGTGCCTACAAACGCAGTGTCTGTGACATTTGCGATTAGACTAAGGTAACTGTTGGTAACTACAGCAGATATATTAATTAAACTGTCATCAATGCTGGTTCTACCGTAGACTGTGACCGTGGCTTGGTCTGGTCTTGCTACCACTAATACCTGTAACACTTCCTTTTTGTTGCTGCTAAATTCGGCAGTGATGGTGTAGTTGGCGCTGGAATAGTCTCCCACATACCATTTGTCTATTTCTGTGTTGCTGTAAACTTTTTTCCATTGGCCTGCATAGGCCAATTGAGTATTGTTTTTCAACGACAACTTGTTTTGGGGACTTTGTTTGAAATAATTATGGAATCTTAGCATACAGATATTTATCAAAAATTCAATCAACGTGGGGTATGCTGTTATCCAGTCTCTCAATCTTGGTGAGAGTTTTTGAAAGATTGGTGTTTTTTACGAGGACCAGAGTGTGATCCTCGTAGATTCAATGCTTTACCACAGGCGATGTGTGGCCCACCAAGGCTATAAACTAGTTGGGGCCGGTGGCATGGGAACGTCAAGTGGGTGGTTGATATCGTAATCAATGTTCTGAGGAACATCTCTTAACACCTGCCGATATACTTCCCACTCTGCTTTCTCTTCAGCAGAGAGTTTGCAGTCAGGTCGTTGTGTCCAATCTGACTGATCTAACAGAGTATTGCGCCTGGCTCGAACAGCTACCATGTGTTGTTCTTGAGTGATAATTATTTCAGGCTGCGGAGGAAAATACTCCATATATCCTGCTTCAGTAAACCCCACAGTATCTGTTAGTCCTGTCCGTGCAAGCACAGTTCGGTATGACATTGGGCCGTCTACGACCACTCCGTCTACAACATAATTAAACAAAACATTTTCCATTGATGATGGTAACATTACATATCTCCTGTACCTGTTGATGGGAAGCTTCTTCCTGCTCCCCAAATAATTCTAACGCACCCGCGTCCCCCAATTTGGTATCCGTGACCAAATTCAGTCTCGTCACCAGGGCCACCGCCACCGCCACCGTAAAGACCACCGGGCCTGTCTTGGAGGCCACGGCTGTAGTAGGGATTTTGACCTGATCTGCCGTCTTCACCGCCACTGCCCCCGTAGCCACCCATATAGCTGATACCTGATCCCGAAGCGCCTTGACCAAAAGGGCCAACGCCCCCGCCACTGGAATAGCCATATGTAGAACTATGTCCAGCACCGGCGCCTCCAGCGCCGCCGCTGCCAGCATTGCCATAGCTGTTGGCAGGGGAATAACCACCGGTGCCGGTGTATCCACCAGCTCCGCCTCCAGCTCCACTGGCAATTGCAGCACCACCCGTGCCGCCACCGTCACCTGTGTAGCCGCCACCAACGAGATAGGCACCAGGGCCACCTCGCACGGTAGCAGCACTTATAAAGTAGCTTTCGCCTCCACTTGGGCCGTCATATGTGCCGGATCCGCCACCTTTGCCAACAACCACTGTGTAATCTGCGCCAGGTGTTACTGGGATGTTGTTTTTCCAACCCAGGCCACCACCAGCGCCACCACCATTGCCAGATGAAGCAGCACCTTGGGAGCCAGCGCCGCCACCTATGCATACCACACACACTGAGGTAACACCCGGTGGACAACGCCATGTAAAAGTTCCACTACCCATGCCATAAAATGCTTGACCCACTGAGCCACTTGAGGTTGAGGTTGAGGTTGAACTTGAACTACTAGATGTAGAAACTAAAGAATTTGCACTTGATGTAAATTGCATGTTTATCTCTCTATTATGTTAAACAAAACATTTTCCATTGATGACATCATAATCACATATCTCCTGTGCCTGTTGATGGAAAGCTTCTTCCTGCTCCCCAAATAATTCTGACACAGCCGCGGCCCCCTTGTTGTATTCCGTGACCAAATCCACTACTGTCACCAGGGCCGCCTGCACCGCCACCGTAAAGACCACCGGGCCTGTTTTGAGAACCATAGCTGAAGTAGGGATTTTGACCCATTCTGCCGTTTTCGCCGCCACTGCCGCCGTTGCCGCCCGAATAATTAACACCACCACCCGAAGCGCCTTGACCAAAAGGGCCAACTCCTCCGCCACTGGAATAGCCGTGTGTGGAACTATGGCCACCGCCAGCGCCGCCAGCGCCGCCGCTGCCAGCATTGCCATAGCTGTTGGCAGGGGAATAACCACCAGTGCCAGTGTAGCCACCAGCACCGCCACCTGCACCACTGGCAATTGCAGCACCACCCGTGCCACCACCGTCACCTGTGTAGCCGCCACCAACAAGATATGCACCAGGGCCACCTCGCACGGTAGCAGCACTTATAAAGTAGCTTTGTTCTCCACTTGGTGAGTTGCCAGTTAAATTGCCGCCCTTGCCCACAAACACTGTGTAATCTGCGCCAGGTGTTACTGGGATGTTGTTTTTCCAACCCAGGCCACCACCAGCGCCACCACCATTGCCAGATGAAGTAGCACCTTGACTGGCAGAACCGCCACCTATGCATACCACACACACTGAGGTAACACCGGGTGGACAACGCCATGTATAAGTCCCATTACCATACCCATAAAATGCTTGACCCACTGGGCCACTTGAACTTGAACTTGAACTTGAACTTGAACTTGAGACACTAGTGTCAAGAATTAAAGAATCTGCACTTGATGTAAATTGCATGTTTATCTCTCTACTATATTAAACAAAACAGTATCCATTGATGATAACATCACATGTCTCCTGTGCCTGTTGATGGAAAGCTTCTTCCTGCTCCCCAAATAATCCTAACGCACCCGCGTCCCCCAGCTTGTATTCCATGACCAAATGCAACATTATCACCAGGGCCACCTGCACCTCCACCATAAAGGCCACCGGTCCTGTCTTGTTGGCCATAGCTGTAGTAGGGATTTTCGCCTGGATCGCCGTCTTCGCCGCCACTGCCGCCGTAGCCACCCATATGGCTGACACCCGGGCCCGAAGCGCCTTGACCGAAAGGACCAGTTCCACCGCCACTGGAATACCCGTGTGTGGAACTATATCCGCCACCAGCGCCACCACCGCCACCGCTGCCAGCATTGCCATAGCTGTTGGCAGGGGAATAACCACCAGTGCCGGTGTAGCCACCAGCACCGCCACCAGCACCACTGGCAATTGCAGCACCACCATTGCCACCACCGTCACCGGTATATGTGCCACCAACAAGATATGCACCAGGGCCACCTCGCACAGTAGCAGCACTTATAAAGTAGCTTTCTTCTCCACTTGGTGAGGTGCCATTTAAATTTCCCCCACGGCCTACAAACACTGTGTAATCTGCGCCGGGTGTTACTGGGATGTTGTTTTTCCAGCCCAGGCCTCCAGCAGCACCGCCGCCATTGCCAGATGCAGTAGCACCTTGACTGGCAGAACCGCCACCTATAGCTACCACACACACTGAGGTAACACCGGGTGGACAACGCCATGTGTAAGTCCCACTTCCAAACCCATAAAATGCTTGTCCTACTTCTCCGGAGCTTGAGGTTGAGCTTGAACCTGAGCTTGAACTACCAGATGGAGCCACCAAAGAATTTTCACTTGATGTAAAT